ATGCAATTGGTCGGCGTAGATGCCTTTCGGCCGCACGGACATGAGTGTGAGCATCCAGCCAGACTCTGGGAAGAAATGCCCGTAACGACGTGTACGTATCGCGCTGATCCCGTGTCCCGCTTGATCACCAACGTTAGTATTGGTCCCCTCCGCAGTCGCCAGAACTTCAGAGAACGCAATGGTCGTTTTCCCGCCTCCGAGGTATTCCGGGAGATCGAGGCGACCGTCTCGGGGCTTAACGCCGTGATACGCAAGGTAATCCTGGATACGTGATCCCCATCGATTGCGAGCCTCCAGGTGACGCTGCATGGCCATTGCCATACGGAATTCATTGACGTCGATTCCGCCGCCCTCAACAGCTGAGAGATCGGCGAACACCTGCGGGCGATTGGTAGAGGCGTTGGGTACGGCGGCAGTCTGAGCGCGTACCGACACAGGGTTACCATTCCAGTGAGGTACGGTTCCGACTTCATCAGCATCCGCAACGACGCCAGTCCGAGCCGCGCCAGTGGTGACCGCGGCAGTGTCATTGAATATGGTGATCCCCTTAACAGGCGCGTCAGTTCCCGCGGCGAATGGGATAGAAATCGCAGTCCCCTGCTGAGGATTGGGACGAGCCGTCGTGAAATAGTCCTTACCCCAATTAACGCGCTGAATGGCGACATTGGTTTCCTCATCGAGCTTGGTCTGAATATCCTGGTCACGATAAAACTCATTCCAGATCTTGTTGTACGCCCGGATAGGCAGGGCCGACACGGACCCGGCACCGTCGGGTACGCCGAGGTTATCCCATAACGGCGTCCACGAACTGTCACTGTCCAAAGTAGGAACCGTAAGCTCATCGTTCTGACCTGTGATGAAGTCGTCCCAATCGTCCCAGATGATCCGGTTCGGCACGTACCAATGATGTATACGGACATCTACCGGGTGCATCACAGGTGTCACCAGGGTCGCAGCCCGCAGCAAGGCCGACGTGGCGTGCACAAACGTGTCACCCATCAGGACCTCCATGCAGGCGATCGGCACCAGCTCACCCATGTCGAAGGTGCTCAACCTGGTGTGCGACAGGTTGTGATTGGCTCTTACAAGTTTTGGCATGAGGAACTCCCCAACTGAAAAGGCCGCCAGAGCCCCTTCCCGAAGCGCCTGGCGGCCGGTTACTACATCCGGGACCCTATGACCCGGTAGCCACGACGGCGGCCGTAGCCCCGTCTCCTGCGCCCTGCGCGGCCTCTCCTGCGAAAGCCGCCAAACCTCCTTCTTCTCCTGAAAGCCATCGAAACACCTCGCTCAGTAGCCCATCGACGGGATGTACGAGGGGCGGTAATATCCGCGCCGCCTCATTGTGGCGAAATTGCGGCGACGGTCCATATACCGGGCACGGTCCTTCGTAGCCGCGAAGTCGTGAGGCGCGACAACCGTAGCACCCCAAATTGCGTCCCAAGGATTGCCGTACCGATCCTCAACCGTCTGGGCGCCAGCCACCCGTGGGTCAGTCCGTATAGTGCCCAATCTGCCCGCGCCGATCGGGTCACCGGGCATATGCGTACGCCCAGACATGCTCCCGACCGTAGCCCCTGCGGGCTGCCGAGCCGCTCTAGCAATGGTACGCGACTGAGCTTCCGCCAACGCCGCATTTGCTTCAGTGAGCCGAGCATTTGCTAATGCCTGCCTTTCTTCCGTAGGGTCCTTAACCAGCTTCTTCCCGACCTCCGCGAGGCCACCCAAAGCCGCGTCGCCAAGTACCGGCTGTGACGGCACAGGTTGCATGTTCGCTCCGAGTGCCGCCAACGGATGGATGCCGGCTGCTTTCGCATCCGCTACTCTCCACTGGATTTGGTTCTGCATGATCTTCTTGTTCTGCGCGTTCGTCACCTTCGCGTTCAGGAACGAGCCGCCGGCGCCGATCAACGCGCCAAGTATATCACCTATCATATGCAGTGTACCTCTCTATTGATACTCCGTTTCTCTTCTGTATACCGACGTTCTTGCATGTTCGATCCGAACGCCTTACCGAGCCGCTTACGCATAGCGATGAACTTCCGTAGGCCGATAATGCGAGTTGCTACGATGCACGGCAGGCGTGCGAGATTGTTTATCCTCCTTTCTCTGATGAATTGTCTATGGCGCTCTCTGTCAGATAAGAGCGCCAGTAAGCCCAGCCGCCGTCTGTGTGTTTTAGACCTGCGTTCCGGCAGCGTGCTGGGCACTACCCGTGGCCTTTTTCTGGGCACGGGAGTCCGCGATGGGAACCTATTTGGTCGTGTTGAGACCTTCCGTCCCGGAGCTTTACGAGGAGCCCGGACAGGTGTCCGAGAAGGTGCCGGGACGTGCGCGATGCGCATAGGGCGGAAGCCAGATGGTTCCGCATAATCGCGGTAGATATGTTTGGGCTTACGCCGCGAGCGTGCCACGCTTTTTCTCCAGTGCTCTGATGAATTCTCGGTCGTAGGCCAGGCTTACAAGCTCAATCTGCTTTGTCCACTTCCCAGACCTCAACGAAAGAATCGCTTCTGCTTCCATCGATACACCCAGGCGACCGATCCTCCGTATGGTGCCATTTGCCGCCAGAAAGGCGTTCTGCATCACGTCGCGCGCCCTGCGATGCAAGGGGTACAAGTGTTTTCCTATTCGGATCGAGGAGGGGAACGTTTCCACCGTCCCCATTTGACGCGCCATCTCCGTCCCTAACTCGGAGCACTTTTCGAGACCTATTCCGGGTTTTCGGGACATGACTACTTTCACTTCCGCAAGGCGCTTTTTTATCGAGTATCCAGCAGTGTACGCCATTGTGGCAGGATTGGCATCGCCCACCATTACTCCGCCAAAGGGCCACTCCTTCATTGACAACAGCCCAACGGGCATCGTTTCCAAAGACGGGCCGAATAGGATTAGGTGCCAATGGGGTCGGTCTGAGCGGTCCCCATACTCGCCGGCACAAAAAAATCGGACAGCTTGCTGGGTATTCGATCGCAAGCGTTTCAAGAACCCGGCTACATCCGGATAGTGCAACGATCCGGGAACCGCGCCATTCGAGTAGGTGAGAGTCAAGAAGCGCGCGTGTACGGACGATTGCGCCTCGAGCATCATTCTCAGTACCCATCCTTTCCTCCATTTCGTTTCACATCCAAGACAGTGTCCACACGGAATAACCATCCGGCCGTCTCCGCCGACTTGTTTGATGACCTCAGGGGCCAGGCAACGCCAGGACATGGTGCACTCCTCAGGGTCTGTCACTGGGGCAGTATAGTATCAAGTTAGAGTACTGCCCCCGTTCTCGTCAAATTGTCAGCAGGTGTCAGGAGTGGTGACGCCGGCAAAAGCCGGCTTTGCGCGAAGAGGCGCACGCCTACGGCGGAAGCGGGCCTCACCAGAATTGACTACGTCCGTGTTCTGTATATATCATACGGGGTTTAGTAAGCGTAAGGAGCAAGTACGATGGCTGTGCAGCCTTTTGAGCTAGGTGAGTACCCAGGGACCTCCGAGGAAGTCAGGGTTCTTATTGCGGCGCTCACGGAATATCGCAAATACGCGCCGGCAGAGGACGCCCGAAGGGCAAGGGATTTGTTTCTAAGACTCATATGGTGCGACCGCATGACGATCAATTTCCACACCAAGGCGCTCGAGATCGCCAAATGAAAAACGGGTGGGGGCTCGTGGCGCCCCCACCCGCCCACCCCGCTGCTAACGGGGACCAGGTGCGGGCCTGGTCAATCGTCTTCTACAGCGGCCTCAGGTTTTTTGGAAGCCTTTTTGGCACGCTTCTTCTGTTCTCCTCCCCCTGAATCGTCGCCAGCTTCTCCGCCGTCAGTTTCGCTTCCTCCTTTCCCTTCCGCTTTGCCTCCCTTACCCGCTTTAGCAGCCGCCGCTCGCTCTCGCTGCGCATGTAGGTACTCCTCTATTTCCTCGTCTTCTTCCAACTGTGTAGAACCCGCGCCGAACTCATCATCAATGTCGTCGGGCAGCTCCGGATCGTCGCGCTCGATCAGATAGCTATCGCTTTCCTCAAGGCGCTGTGCAACCAGGCGGTTCACCTGGGCACGCAGGTCAATAGGAGGCAGCTGAGGTACGTACACAGCTACCGGCTTGCCGTCATTATGATCCGTGATCCTCCTTCTTGCGTGGTACACCTGAATTGCGACGCATGCTGAGACTTTCTCGGGCTTGATCATTATCCACTTCGCGTCCCTTACCAGCACGCGCCCCTGGCAACGAACGCCAACGGCGATGGGCAGAACTTTGTCACCGCAGGCGACGTAAACAGCGCAAGGACAATCAGACAACACCAGATAATCCAGCTGGCAATCACCATCTTCCAGGTCAATCGCGTATTCCTTCTTTCCAGAGAACATCTCGAACTTGTCAGCAGCGAGGATGAGCGTTGTCATTTCAGTAACGAGCCCTCTTCGAGACCAGGCGCTTCGCGCGGATATGATGCGAGCACATCACCCGACATTCCGGTTCCGATGTGTCCGCGTACACACGATCAGTGGGCAGGCACGATAGGAACGTTGGATTAAGTGCTGGTGCCGACGAGAAGAACCGCGCCATATGCCAGTCATCGTCAATGTCACGGAAACCCCCGCTGACGTAACTCGGGTGTCTTCTGTACTCATCATGACGTCCTTGATACCCGAATACATCTGTCGCATTTCCATGTGGTCCGTACACCTCCTTAGTAACCACCGCTTGCGGTCCAAAGCTTTCGTACTCCTTCTGCCAGAAATCATCCTTCAACGAACGAAGCCACTGGCGATGCAATTGGTCGGCGTAGATGCCTTTCGGCCGCACGGACATGAGTGTGAGCATCCAGCCAGACTCTGGGAAGAAATGCCCGTAACGACGTGTACGTATCGCGCTGATCCCGTGTCCCGCT